CTGGAGCCGCCGCCCACCTCGTCTAACCTGGGGCATGGTTAGAGCAGAAGGCCTAGGGACTGCGCAAAGTCGATAGGGTCGCGTGTGTGCTTTGTGAGGTTGCACTTTTTGCAAGTCAGTTGGATGTTGGAGATCCAGTTGGTGCCACCTTTAGATAGCGCGACAATGTGGTCGATGTGATAGCCGTTCTTGAGAGACACCCGACAGTAGGCGCATTTGCCTCTTTGCTTTGAGTACAAGCCCCGAATGTCGGAAATGGTGTATTTGCCGCCAGCCTTACGTTTCTGGGCGCGACGGTTGTGTTGGTTGGCTCGGTTTTGCTCCGGGTTGGCGGCGTGCCAGGCTTTCGAGGCGGCGCCGCGCCGATCAGGATATTTAGTCTGCCACGCTATTGTTGAAGCGCGAGCTTTCTCTGGGTTAAGAGTTCGGTAGTTGGCAGCCGCTATGCGGCACTTCTCCGGATTGGTTGCGTAATATGCGTCGCTCTCTTTTTTCTTGCATGCCTTGCATCGTGATCTAAGACCATCCGCTTTGTCTCGTTGGCGGGTGAACTCACTCCGAAGCTTTTCTTCGCCGCAGATTGAGCAACGCTTTGGTGCTGGGTTGTCCGGTGGTGACTTGTCTACACGCTCGACTTTGTCGAGCGCCTTCCTGATAACTGAGCATGGGATGCATAGTTTGCATGAGACTAACCGTTCACCAATGTGGCCATGCTTACAGGGTGTGCCAGTGAAGTATCGTTTAGCGCCTACCGCCCGAGCTTCAGCGCGCGTGACAATAGACCGGTCATGTGGTGTGGTGATTGGAGCCATTCTGAGCACTCACACTGTTCGATGGTCAGGGTCTGACGGTGTGCTGGTAACACTCCGTCAGATCCGAATATAGCCGATGTCAGCGGCTCTGCAACAGGCCGAAGTTCTGACCGTCAAACTTCAGCTCCCCTTCAAGCTGAAGTTCCTTTTATCCTGCCACCCATATAAGGTCGCCTACGGTGGTCGGTCGTCGCTTAAGTCATGGTCCTTCGCTAGAGCGCTTTTGTTTCTTGGCCTCCATCAAGACCTGCGTATCCTGTGCGCTCGTGAGGTCCAGAAGTCTCTGGCAGATTCTGTCCATCAGCTACTCAAGGACCAGATCAAAGCACTCGGCTACGGGCATTTGTACGATGTCACAGACAATGCAATCCGTGGGCGCCAGAGCGACACGCTTTTTCGGTTCACTGGTCTGTCTGATCAAACAGCTGAGTCGATCAAAAGTTTTGAAGGATTCGATGTACTTTGGGTGGAAGAAGCTCAGGCGGTAACGAAACGAAGCTGGCAGATCGCTCTTCCGACAATCTTCCGTACCAAAGGAGCCGAGGTCTGGGTGAGCTTCAACCCTGACATGGATAGCGACGAAACCTGGGAGCGTTTCGTGGTGAACCCGCCTGAAGGTGCCGTGGTTGTTGAGATGAATTACCGCGACGCTGTGGCATGTGGGTGGATGAGCGCAGAGCAGGAGCGGTTGCGCCAGTACGATTTGATCTACTCGAAGAATGATTACGAAAACATATGGAACGGCAAGCCGCGCACCGTTGTAGCGGGCGCGATCTACGCCGCGGAGGTGGTGGAGATGATCACGGAACGGCGGTATCGGCCTATTCCGTACGATCCTCGCCTGCCAGTTCATCGCGTGTGGGACTTGGGCTGGAACGACCGGATGGTGGTCGTGATGGTGCAGAAGCCGCATCCGTCTGCGCTGAACATCTGCAACTACATGGAAGAGAGCCACATCACATATGCCTCGATGATCGCAGCAATGGACCGCCTGGGATACAAGTGGGGCACGGATTGGCTGCCACATGATGCCACACAGCATCATCCGACCAGCGGGACGAACGCGGAGAAGACGCTGAAGGAGCTTGGTTGCCGTGTGCAGCTTATTGCGCGGTCGGATCCGGAGGCGCGTATCCGCGCTGGGCGCATGATGTGGCCGCGGCTTTACATGGACAACAGCAAGCACGACACGCCGACAGACCGCCCGGACAGGCTACTTGGCGCGGCGCATCTGATGGAGCGGTTGAAGCGCTACAGCCGCATTGTGCCGCGGACGACCGGAGAGCCCGCCAGCCCTGCGCATGATGTGTATTCGCACGCCGGCGATGCCTTCGGTGGGCTCGCTGAGATCGTCGATCGGATCAGGAATGAGGGCGAGATGCGGATGCCGGAGGTGCCGGTGTATCAGAATGCTGATCCGTCAGTGGGGATGCTGGGGTGAATGCTTACGAAGTTTTTCGTGGCATCCTTGATCGCAAGTCCTAGGAGGCGTTCTATCTCTGGGCGCACAAAACCTTCCGGGCGGGCGGTCTTGGCAAGGATCTGCGCCACATAGAACAGTAACGCTCTTTCGGCTTCGGTCATTGGCACGTCACAATCCCCCCGATGTTGGTACACGTCGTTTGCCGCCGGCCGCTGTTATAGAGCATCCCGCCGACCGTCTCCCACTCCGCATCGCTCTGTAGCCTGGCCTGGGTGAGATAGTTGGCGACGCATATCTGGCGGGAGTGAGTGTTGCTGATGCCGTTGCACGCTGACGCCGCGTCCTGTTCGTAGGTGATGCAGGCGGCGAGGGCGATGGCTAGGCCGGATAAAAGGATAATCTTCATTTCTCTCTCCACTGATCCACGATTCGCCGCACAAGCTCTGACACGGTTACGCCGATGCGCCTCGCTTCCACCCGCAAGGTCTCCATCGCCTGATCCGAGAATGTCACTGATTGTCGTTCGCTCATAGGTGCCGATCTGCACCACATCTGGGAATAATGCAATATAAATGAGCGACACGCTCCCTGATCTCCCTCCCGAAGTCGAGGAACTGATCAAGCCGCACCTCGATATGTCCGAGGCGGTGCTGGCTGCGATCGGCACCGAGATTGCGGGCAAGCGTGAGGAAGCGAAGACCGCGCGCAGTTCGTCGGGTATCGAGGGAACGTGGGCGGACTGCGAGGACGCTTACGCCGGAATTGACGCTGCGAACCGGCATGAGTTCACCGATGGTCGCTGGGCCAAGCCTCTGTCGCCCGATGGGCCGGTTACGACCAACCGGCAGCACAGGAACACAGACCACCGCTCGACCGTCTATCTGCGTCTGACCACGCGCTACGTCGATGCCGGCACGGCCAAGCTGTGCGAAATCTTGCTGCCGGCCGACGACAAGGCGTTTTCGTTCGCGGAAATGCCGGTTCCGGAGCTGATCGACGCGAAGGGGGATGAAAGCCAGGTTCTGCACAGCGACATGGGCAATGCGCCCCTGACGCGGCCTGTAGCGCCTGGAGAGCCGCCAGCGCCTGCGGCACCCCCACAGGGGGCTGTTCCATCGCCAGCCGTTCCAGGTGCTGCGCCAGCGCCCTCAGTCGCCGCTGCGCCGCCCGGAGAGCCGCCCCGCGTCCCGCTGACGGTCAAAGACCTCGCGATTGAGAAGATCGAGCTTGCCCGCAAGCGCGCGAAGGCAGCGGAAACGCGGATTTACGACTGGATGGTGCAGACGCAGTTTCGCGCCGAAATCCGCAAGGTGATCGCTGACTCAGCACGGCTTGGCGTGGGCATCCTGAAGGGGCCAGTTCCCACGTCCAAGCGCGTGATGGTGCTGAAGGAAAGCCCCGATGGGGGTGTTGACCTGGAGGTGAAAGATAAGATCGTCCCCGCGTCCGTCTGGGTCGATCCCTGGAACATCTTCCCCGATCCGGCATGTGGCGAGAACATCCACGAAGGCGACTTCGTGTTCGAGCGCGACTATATGAGCGCGCGGCAACTGCGCGAACTGAAGAAGCTGCCAGGCTACATTGGCGCCCAGATCGACAAGGTGCTGGAGGAAGGACCGAACAAGATCAACGTTGGCGCCGATGGGAGACCGGCCGGCGATAAGGCGAAGAAAGAGCGGTTCGAGGTCTGGTACTTCTACGGGATGCTGAACAAGGATCAGGTGCGCGCGATCGACCGGGCGGGCGGTCTGCTGCCATCCCTCGACGGTAACGAGCCCAAGGAAGCCCACGCGATCGTCACGCTGATCAACGACAGCGTGGTGCGCGCGGCGATCAATCCCCTCGATAGTGGCAACTTCCCGTATCACTCTATGCCATGGCAGCGCCGCGCTCAGTCCTGGGCTGGCGTCGGCGTGGCGGAGCAGATGCGTGCGCCGCAGAAGATCACCAACGCCGCGCTGCGGGCGCTACTCAACAACGCAGGCAAGTCTGCTGGTGTGCAGTTGGTGGTCAACCGCCAGATGATTGTTCCGGCCGATGGGCGCTGGGAGATGACGCCGGACAAGATCTGGTGGACGACGAACGACGGACCGGCTGACGTGCGCACGGCGATGACCTCGATCGTCATTCCGAACGCGACCGAGCAACTTACGAATATCGTGACGATGAGCGAGCGGTTTGCCGAGGAGACAACTAGCATACCGCTCATCACGCAGGGTCAGTCAGGGGCCACGACGCCGGATACGTTCGGCGCGGCGCAGCTACAGAACAACAATGCCAACCAGTTGCTGCGCTCGATAGGCTATTCGTTCGATGACCACATCACCGAGCCGGTGGTGCGGCAGTATTACGAATGGCTGCTGCTCGATCCCGATGTTCCGAATGAGGAAAAGGGCGAGTTCCAGATCGATGCGCACGGGTCGATTGCGCTGGTGGAGCGGGCGATCCAGGACCAGACGATTGGGCAGATGGGACAGCTGACGACGAACCCAGCGTTCGGCATCGATCCGAAGAAGTGGGCGACCGAGTTCCTGAAGTCGCACAAGCTCAAGCCTGACAATTTCCAGTACACCGAGGAAGAGCAGCAGAAGATGGCTGCGGCGCCACCTCCTGAAGCGCCGGCCGTGACGGTGGCGAAGATCACGACCGCCAGTAACGAGAAACTGGCCGTGATGAATCAGCCGGTCGAGCAGCAAACTGCGGAGCACGAGGCGCAGATCGCAGCAGCCGCGCATGTGCTGGATGTCGGCAAGGTGCAGAACGACCAGCGCCAGGCGGAACTTGATGCGACGTTGCGGGCGCATGAGCTTGAGATGCAACATCAACGCGCGATGATGGACTACGCGACCAAGAACAACATTTCGCTGGCGGCGGCCAAGGTGCAGTTGGCGAAAACCACGATGCAGCTTAATACTGAGCGTGAGCTTAATGCCACGAACAACGCGCTCGACCTGCACAAGCACCGCAATCCGCAGCCGCCGCAGCCAAAGCCCCCAGTTCAGGCGCCGGGCCGTGCGCGCAATGGACACGCATTCGACCAGTCACAAGGACCGCCGCAATGAGACGCATCCTCGCCGCCGCACTGGCGCTGGCGTTCGTCACCCCTGCACTCGCCGCCACCGTGACGGTGCCAGGTTCGCTCCAGATCGTGCCGCTCGATATTAGCGCCGTGACCACAGGCGGGGTCGCCGTGACCGCGCTGAACGCTGGGAACGCGGCGGCGGGCGGCTGGGTGGTGACATCCAACGCTGCGGGGATCTGCGTCAACGTCAACGGCGCTGCCGGTACTGCGACGGCTGGCGATACGACGTGCGTTGCTGCCAATCAGGCGTACTACATCCCGCCGACTAGCCATCCGGTATCGGTCAATTCGTCCGCCTCGTCGGTCAATTTCGGCGGGAACGGGTTTAAGACGTGAGGGGTTCGCTACACGATCCCTTCGCCCTCTCCGAGGCCGACAAGGCGCAAGGTTTATGGTTGCGTCTGCGCGCTCACTTCGAGGAACGGCTGGCGCTGGCGCGGCAACGCAACGACGCCGTACAGCCAGAAGACATGACCGCTGCACTGCGCGGCGAGATCAGGACGCTCAAGGGCCTCATTGCCCTTGGTGACGACCGGCCGATTGTGCCGGGTATTACGGAGTAGCCTAGCCAACGACTGCGCAGCGGTGACTGCGTGGCCTGTGATTGCCGCCTTTTGCGACGGCAATCGTCAACGGAGACCACAATGCTACCAGAAGACGATACCACAGCCGATACGGCACAGGAGAACGCTGACTTCGCGTCGGGGTTCTCTGATGAGCCGACAAAGCCGCGCGAACGCACAGCAAAGCCGGACAAGCCCGAGCAAGCGGCACCTGAAAAGGTCACTGCTGAGACAGAGGCTCCGCCGGAGCATGTGCAGATCACGCGGAAAGAGTGGGAAGAAGTTCGTGCCGCTGCTGCTAGGACGGCAAGTTATGAAAGCCAGCTCTCCCGGCTTCATGGAACAGCCGGAAGATTACAAGCAGCGATAAATGGACTTCAGAAGGCAGACGCGCCCGCAGAGACGCGCAAGGTCGAGATCCCCAAGGCTGCTTTCGAGGCGATGGCGAAAGACTTTCCGGAGCTTGCCGAGCACAACCGTGCCGCTCTTGAGGCCGCACTATCCGGCCTGAAGCTCGAAGGCGACGGCACCGACGAGAGCAAGCTTGAAAAGGCTCTCACGGGGTTACTCGCTAAAAAGGAGATGGAAGGTCTCGAAGACACCTACCCGGACTGGCGCACTATCGTTGGTGCGGTGGATGTGAACAAGGAGCAGCCAGATCCGAACAATGCCTATCGGCGCTGGCTGAGCACGAAAGACGCTGAATACCAGCGTCGCATCAACGAGACAGAATCGGCCGCTACTGTTCAGCGCTCGATCGCTCTGTTTCGACGAGAAACACGTACCGCACCAAAGACAGCGCCCGAAAAGCCGCAAGCGCGTGCCGATCGGTTCCGGGCAGCGGTGCAGCCCAAAGGCGACGGAGCCGCGCCCGCTCCGAGCAATACAGACAACGACGATTTCGAGGCTGGCTTTCGTACTGCGCGAGGCTAGCCTCTAACCTAAAGCCTATGACTGCACGACAAGATCGTGTGGCCGCGACCGACGCCCTGTGACGGCGGTGCCTTGCAGATCCCTGAACCCATGAAACCCAAGTCACAGGATCAAATCCAATGGCAATGCAAAACTTCGACCTGACACCGGGTCGGATAAACAAGTTCAAGGGCGAAATCCTCGCCCACGCCGTGCCTCTCGAAGTGCTCGGCAAGACGGGGCGGCAAGTCCCTATGCCGAAGAACAACTCAAAGACCTACGTTGCTCGTCGCTGGCTTCCTTATGGTGCGACCGCGACCAGCGCCAGCACGCAGAACCAGTTCTTCCAGAACGGCACCGGCGACCGTGGCAACGTCATCGTCCAGGCGCACCAGACGCAGGAAGGCGTCACGCCACCGCCAGACAGCATCGTGCCGTTGGATATCACGGTGGTCGTGCAGCAATACTCCTGCCTCTACGGCTTCACCGATGTCACGTACGACCTCTATGAAGACGACATCCCCAAGGCGATGATCGAGCAGATTGGCGAGCGGATTACGTTCGTCAATGAGATGATCATCTACGGGGCGCTGCGGGCCTGCACAAACGCTTACTATGGCGGGGCCGGCACATCGGTCGCAACGGTTAACGGCGGCCTAACGCTCGGGCTCGTCCGCAAGATCGCCAAGAACTTGCAGGCGAACCACGGCAAGCCGGTCAACAAGGTGCTTCGCGCTGGTCCTAACTTCGCAACGGATCCAGTGGCAGAGGGTTACACGGTTTACTGTCACACCGATCTTGAGCCGGATATCCGCGATTTGCCGAACTTCGTGCCGGCCGAGGCGTATGCCAGCGGCACGCCGATGGCGAATGAAATCGGCAAGTGCGAGCGGTTCCGGTTCATCACCTCTCCTGACTTGCCATCGATCCAGGATGGTGGCGCTGCTATCGGGGCGACCGGGCTCTATTCGACCACGGGCACCAGCATTGACGTTTATCCGATCATCGTCACCGCGCAGGACGCGTGGGGACAGATCGCGGTGCGTGGTGTCGGCAGTCTCTCGCCCACGTTCCTGTCGCCTGGCGAGAAGTCGAAGTCCGATCCGCTCGGGCAGCGCGGCTATGCCGGCTCGGCATGGTGGAAGGCCGTCATGATCGAGAATCAAGGCTGGATGGCTGTCGGTTACGTCGGCTCGAAAGTGCTGACCTGATCATCGGGTAAGGGAGAAAATCAATGATTGATACTCTGACCCGATATCTGGAGAACGTGAAGAATCTACGGGACCGGCACGGGTTGCGTGGGCCTTTGGAAACACTGGTCGATCGCTATTCGTCCCAGCCTCTCACGAGTGCTGGGCTGGTGATCAAGGCGGGAGGTAGCACGCTGGCGAAAACCGGCGCCGCTGCCTTCTACGGCATCGCTGGCGGGGTTCCGGTGACGATCGCCGCGTCGACCGACATGACGGCGCTGACTGGGCTCGTCATCACGGCGACGTTCTTCAATGTGGCGTGCTTCTTCATCGACTCAGCCAGCGTTGTCACCGTCGCGTTCGGAACGCAGGGGGCGACGCTTGCGGGCGTGGTCTTCCCGCCGTTTCCCCGCGGCAAGGCGCTGGTCGGGTTTCTGATCATCACCCACAGCGCCACGTTCACCGGCGGCACCACAGCGCTCGATACCGCAACCACAGTCTACGTCAGCCCGCTGGGTCCGTTCGACCCATCGGCGCTGATCTGAAAGGACACCTGATCAATGGCAGACAATCTTAACTTCAACTCGGGCATCACGATCAATCTCGTGAGCGCTGCGATGGTTGCTGGGACCACCAGCACCTACACCACTACCGTCACCACGACCTGCGTAATCAACGGCAAGTTCGCCACCACCTTGGGCGCGCAGACCAACACCGCAACGCCGACGACGGACGCCAATACGGCTCTTGCGT